TGTCAGGTAAGCAAGATCACCCATATCTGCCTTGGCGATAGCGGGCTTACTTTCAAGATCAATAATATCATCACCGTCAGGAGCTGCTCCGTTGGTTCCTCCAATTACAGATCCGATACCGACGGTATTAAGAAGACCCAGTGGCTGACCATTCTGACCAGATCCCTCAATAGCTGCAATCTGAAGTAGCTGCGTGATCACATTGGTAATGTCATCCTGCACCAGCTTTTCAGCATCATAGTTACCTGCCTGAGCAATAAGTGTTTTTGACACTACACCAAAAGCACCCAGCCTTTTAGGACTGGCTCCGATAGCTGTTAAAGTGGGAGTACCATCAATGTTGTCATCAACCTCACCTTCCCATGCACCGGTTGCTCCGCCACTTTTAGGAATGCTTTGATTTCCTACGAGTCCGGTAATCATCTTTGCGCCCAGAGAAACAAGAACATTCTTATCATACAGCGCTTCGATAAAGTCAACGACTTCCGTCTGTACCAGGTTGGCACCACCACCGGATCCTGCAAGAAGTACAGCACGCTTTTCAGCAAGTCCTTCCTTTGATTTTTTACGTGCGATAACCATGGAAGGAACAAAGAGCTGTCCTTCAGGATTGATCCCTGATTCACGCATTTCCTTGCGAGCCTCCTGGTGCATTTCACCTTCAAGGCCATCAAGTGATTTTCCATCCATAACAACCTGCATAGCACGAAGCAGAGAGAATTCACTAATCTCCTCATCCCGCTTCTCTTCACCGGTTTTCTTAAAGTGCTTTCCGGCTTTTCTGGTTTCAATGGCCTCTTCAAATTCACGCTGCTCAATATCTGCATCAAGTTGCTGAATCTCTTTTCTGATCTCTGATCTGCGAGAGGTTTCATCTTCTGAGAAGACCCGCTTCTCCTCCTTGGCTAAGGATATAATCCCTTCCAGTTCTTCAACCAGTTTGGTTCTCTTTTCCTTCAAATTCTTGGAGGTCAAAAAACCAGCTAAAGGAGCCATGGCCATAACGATTCCGGGAGCATTGAAAGTGATTGCTACCATGACCAGGGCCACAATCATAAAGAGTCCCGCTAATACTTGTTTTGTTTTCATTTTACAAAAATTAAATTATCAATATTTCAGTTTTAAAAGTTCCAAATCTGCTTCGGCATGTGATACACCTGCCGGAATTGTACGTTCTCCCTCCCCCTGTTCTTCCTTTTTTTCGTTCTTAAACTCATCGAAAGATCTTTTTGCTACATCCGTTTCAGCATATGCAGGGAACACTACCGGTGATACATCTATGAGCCTTGATACCTTGTTAATCACCCGCTGGGTTCCTTCATCAGGATCCTCGATCCAATTGTCGTTCTCAACCATGAACCTAAATGAGGATCCTGTGATGTCGCCACGCTTGACCAATTCAATGAAATCATTGGCGGCTGTTGTATTGGGAGCTTCAAATTCATACCACATACCACGCTCATCAATACCCAGAGTCAAAGTCTTGCTGGAGGTACGTGCAAAAAGAATATTGTCATCGTGGTTGAATACAGCAACAACATCGCTCATGTCGCATTCATCGAATGCTTTTGCGTCAATCTTCTCCTTGAACCAACCCAGATACCTGGACCAGCTGTTAAAAACAACTGCATATCCACGTATGGTCCGACTGTCCTCACCTTCTTCTCTCTGCTCTATTTTAATGGTAGATTCAAAGTATCTTCGTTCCGGTTTGTACACTTCCTTTTTCATTGCTGTTGATTTTCAAGTATAATATCTGTGAAACTTCCTTTTCCATTAGACCGCTTTGAGATTGCTTCCGCCAACATCCGCACCACCTGATCATTGGTCATATCGTTCATCTTCTTCAGCGGCATCCTGTTCACCTGGATGTGTCGTTCATCTCCATCATCTGCAGGGTTCATATCTTCAAAGCGCAACATGTCATTAATGGTGAACACTCCGAGGTCTGCCATCGCCCGGTACCATATTGCCCTTGTCTTGGCATCGGCCCTGAGCAGGCTGTTAACATTGAACTTTGAGTAGACATCCGGTTCATTCTCGTACAGCTTGAAATCAATCTCCTGTTCAATGTTCACAAAGTGCGGCATCATTGTATGCGTCACAAAATCCATTGACTGATGTTCGATGTTGTTGTTGGTTGCCTTCTCCAGGTGCTGGATCAGGTGCAGAGGAGTTCCGAATATCCTTGCAATCTCCTCTATCTTGAACTTGAATGTCTCGATGAACTGAGCATCATCCGGGCTCATGCCCACCTCTTCCATCTCCATGCCTCCCTCGAGTATCATTAACTTCTGAAGGTTTTCAACTCCGGCATACTTCTGTTCAAATGTTTTTCTGAACGAATCCTTTTTATTTTCATCAAGCTTTCCGGGAGATTTGAGTGACATCCTTTTGGATCCTCCTGATGCATATATTTTCGATGCATACTCCTGCATCACAATTGCCTGTGCGATGTTCTCCCTGGCTATGGTAATTGGTGATTTCCCTACCAGCCCGTCAGACGTGTTCCACTTAAAGTGCAACATATCTTCTGCTTTAACGGGATCTTTAATATCACGCACATTGTACCAGATCATACCATCATACATGAATGGCTGAACATGGTTCGGGCTGGATATCAACCTGAAGCTTTTAGGCTTTCCTGAAAACTGATTGCGATCAATAAGGGTATATGAATTTCCGTTCCCGGCCATTTGCATCATTGTTGATCTGCGCCAGGTGAATGAATTCATTAACTGGTTCGGCCTTGAATGGAGCAAACGGTAGGTAGGATGTGAATTAAATATCTCACGGCCGGTTTTAGTTCTGCGATACACGGAGAGCGGAACAACTGCAGTTGTGTTAGAGAGCAGTTGCATACAGGCCCATACAGCCGACACCTGACTGGCGTTGGCTTCTGTCACACGCCTACCGGTGGATGAATTCTTTCCAAAGATATCAGTGATCCATCTTTGTTGAAGCATCTCATCGAATGCACCTGATCTTGCTTCCGGGGATCCGACTGATATTAACGGCCGGTTGAATAATCTTATTTCAAATGATTTCGCCAAGTCGTACAATTTGATTTAAAAATCTATGTACAAAGTTTGGCTAAATGTCAATACCAGTCAATGGAACAATGTTCCCTTTCTGCATTTTTCGAGTGTAAATAACAGCTGGTTAAGTAGTTGGAAAATGATGTGTTTGCTAACTGATTTTTGAAATTTTATGCCGATATTCGGCTTATTATTCTGATTTAAAAGTAGTTAGAATTTAACTTCGCATTCTGAAATCTCTTGCCTTACGATACGACTGAAAGGTCTTATATCTCCTTTTTCCGAATGCATCCTGGTACATTTGCTCAGTCATCTCATATGCATCTTTATGCGTTTCACAGTGAGCGAGATTCTTAAAGAACTGATCATCAAAACCTTTTGCTGATAGAAGTTTAGTTTGTTGTTCTGTTACCATGGTTAACTGAAGTTTACGTAATCATCTCCGCCTGTCATCTTCTCTCCTACTGCCATTATTGTTGATATAACGCCATCAATCTTCTCAATTGATTTTCCTTTCGATGCCTTTATGTTCCCGGATGTATCTTCAAAAATCACGACATTAGACAGCATCCATGCCAGGGCAGGATTCCCCTGGTGCCGGATCTTAGCGGACAGTACCATCTTCTCCAGCTCCCTGGTTGGTGCATCCATTGTCATGGTATTCTGTCGAAATTCTGTAACCGGTATATCCTCCTTCTGAAGGGCCTGACTGATACCGTGATAGAACCGGGACGGGTCAACACCGATTGATTGAATCGTGACCTGGTTAAGAATTTGCATGATATCATCCAGCATCTGATCAATATCAATCACATTGCCTTTGGTTACCCGGATCCATCCCTGGTCCTTCCACATTCGATAATCAACCCGGTCCCTTTTTTCATCCAGTTTATCCTCCGGAATCCAGAGCCAGATCAACAGGTCAAGATCAATTCCTGGATCTGAAGATTCAAACACAAGTGAGAATGCATTAAAGTCTGTATGCGATGCCAGGTCAAGACCTCCCCAACATTCCCTGCCCTGGTAATCCTTCATGTCAAGATCAGCGGCACACGCCTGCCACATCTTATGTTGTATCCATGTCTCCTTTGATTCGGACCACATGTTCAGATTCTTAACCTTGAAGTTGGTGATCTTACGATTCTGATTCTGTGCATTCTTCAGCTGCCCTTCCAGATATTCAAGAGATACACTGATATCGATATTGGGATTCGATTTTCTCCAGACTGCCGGGTCCTCCCAATTGTCACCCTTATCCAAAGAAAAGATAATCCCAAACTTATCATCCTGGTCCAGTACTCCCCGAAGGATCTTGATCACGGCCTGCTCTTCATCATAGCATGGCGATGTCATAATGGTACCACGGGTAGTAATGTACAGGATCAATGGCTGCTGACGTGCGCCCATTGCAGAATCAATATTATCTACCAATCCATCATCCTTGTGTGCATGGTATTCATCAATGATTGCGAAGTGCGGATTGATCCCATCCTGCTTATCGTAGTCAGCAGCCAGGGCATGAAAGTATGAGGCTGATTCTTCATCAAATATCGAGTGTTGATATACTGTGAAATAGTTTTTCAGTCCGGGTGATTTGCGGACCATATTCTGTGCTTCGGTAAAACAGATCTTCGCCTGCTCTCTCCTGGTTGCTGCTGAGTACACTTCCGCCGCAGGCTCACCATCGGCACGAAGCATATACAGTGCTAAGCCGGCAGCAAAGGTTGTCTTTCCGTTTTTCTTTGCAACTGAGATATATGCTTTTCGGAATCTCCTGGTACCACTGGCCCGCTTCCATCCGAACAGGGACCAGACAATAAATGCCTGCCAGTCAGACAGTTCAAATGTAAGCCCGGCGAACTTACTTCCCTTGGAATGGCGGAGAAAGGAAAACCACCTGATTGCATCGTTGGCGGCTCGCCGGTCAAAGTATAATCCCCTGTCAATACCTGTCTGAAGATCCTTCACATGCCGCTCAACAGCCAGGCGTTCCAGTTCCCCTGCGATAATTCTTCCCTCCAGGATATCTTCAATATACTTTTCAGCAATATTCTTAGCGGCCATTCATAAATGAATCAAGTGGATTACTCTCTTTCTTTGTCAATCTTCCAAGTATTTTGGATTGTGCCTGTGGTGTAAGACCGAACTCTGCCCCCAGGGAGCGTGAATTATTCAGTGCATCCTGAGCGATATTCCGCATAGCTTTCACTTTTGTAGTCAGGTTCCCCTGCTTATCGGTAATATCATGGATCATCTCCTCAGCTGTAGGCATCTCCTCCATGGTTGAAATGTATAGCTCTGTCTCCCTGATGTACTGGTAGAAATGATTAAAATTGATTTCATTAAGGATCCCCAGGTTCATCAACATCGTTCCAACCTGTCTGTAAATCTTCCGACCATGTTTCCCCAGGTTCCGGGCAGGTGGCAACTTGCTGATTACTGGAAGTGTCATTGCCTGACCACCCGGATCATCCAACCTGCAAGGCTGATCTGTTCCTTTCATTCGCTTTGCATTATCAGGTAATGCTTTTCTACCTTTGGCCATAATTCTATTTTTCTCCAATTCTGCACGCAT